AAAAGACTTGATAAACAATCTATCCACGATTGGAGAGAGTTGATGGATATAAAAAACACACTTACATCACCTGAACAAGAAGCTGTTGAACTTTATCCTGCTGAGTGGAGGAGGGTAGATACAGCAAATCAATATCATCTTTTTGTATTTCCAAAAGGTTTTGCTCCTGCATTTGGTTATATGGAAAGACTTGTTGATACAACACAAAGACAAGGTGGTACTAACAAAGTAGGACAAAGAGGTTCTTAAAAAAAACCCCCATAGCTAAAAGTTATGGGGGAAGTTACCTAAGGGAGGTTTTCTATAATCTTACTTTTTTTTATTACTATTGTAAACATCATTAATATACTTGATTAACTTAGGATTTTGGAACAATAAATCTGTTAATCCACTACCTAAAACCTCACAAACCTTTTCTTCATCTTTTAATTTAAGCTCAGCATTAAAGTGATCTAGTATTGCGTGTACTATTTCGTGTATTAATGTATTTAATTTTTTTGGACTAGTAAGAGTTTTATCTAGTCTTATAATATCTTTAGAAGCATCAAAGTCACCATAGACTCCATCTTTATCTGCTGTCTTACTAGACATTTCTTTTACTTTAAGTCTTCTATGACCTAAATATATTGTTCCTGGAAGTTTCATAATTACCCATATAATTTTTGAAGCTGTTTCATTGATATATTGTTTACTTCCATTATGTGATTATCCCAAATTTCTAATTCACATATTTGATATGTCCAACCAGTAAGACTGTGTTTAGCATAATTTTCAATATGGTTATCAGGTAAAGCACAACCTATGTTTACTACTCTTGTAAAATCATTTACTGATTCACTAATTTTTGGAACTCTATTATCTTGTGCTCTATGACTATGACCAAATACAATATCTATTTTTGATTTGTTTGCTATTTGTCTTTCACTAGCTTCACCACCATATTCTTTTCCCATTGGATTAATTGGTGCGTGAATAAAACCTACACCACCTAACATTAAATACTCGCCCCACGGAATAACATTCCATTTATACTTTTTACATATTCCGTAAAATTCTTTTTGACACATACCATAAAAGGTAGGATTTTTATCTTCATATCTCCACATCCTTTTTTCGTGATTACCTAGAGTATAATATTTTTTAACCTTTGTGTCTTTTAAACCATAAGCAAATTCTTCTAATGCTTCATCAAAAGATTGCATCTCTTTCATAAAAGTAGGTTTTTCTATTCTTGCAGTATAAGTATCATCAGCAATATAATAAGTGCAACTATCTAAAGTTATCATATCTCCTATTTGAACTACTGCATCAGGTTTAACTTTTCTTATATGTTTTGCTATCCATCTAAATCTTGATTTATTTCTTATATGAGGTGAGTCGTGTAAATCACCAATAGCGATTACTTTCATACTGCTCCTTGTGTTTGATAGCACATTATTTGAGTGCCAATTTGATGTTTGTTTACTATTTCCTTTCCAATATCATTTAAGATTTTTACTGAAGAAATATATCCAACTTCCATACAGGTACTCCAATCATTATATAAAAAACCATTTTTAGGAATTGGTTGACAATCTTGATGTGCAAAAGAACATAAGCTCATTACAAGAATCAATTTCATAAGTTATTTACGTTTAATTAAATCAGTAGCTTTCAAACCATATACACTTGCTATCACACCAACAAAAATTGATTGATACCAAAAAGGCATATTGCCAAAATACTCAAAAAACAATTTCATTTTTTCCATATGCTCAGGGTTATCTGACCAAACAGAAAATCCCAGCATAACTATCGGCACCGAAAGTAAGATCAAAATAAATTCGTCTTTCCAGTCCTTTTGATTATTTTCTAGAACCTTACCCGAGTATTCTATTTCCCCAACACTCATTTTTTCTGCGTGACGCATTTGTGCATCAGCCATTAACATTTTTGTTTTTTGTTTATTTTTGTAAATATGACTACCAGCTTGAACTGCTAATTTTACTGCGCTAAACCACATAGATATATTCCTCCTAGTTGTATTAGAGGTATATCAATCTATAATTGAAATTGCAAATTTACTCTACGACTTGACCTTTTTCCCATTTCATATCAGGAAGTCCATTCTCATATTTCTTGCCATCAAATCTTAGGACTTGTTTTCTGTTTTCGCCTTGTTCATTATAGCTACAATGAATCCAGCCCTTTGAACCATCGTCAGGATCAAAATATTCTAGTATGAGTTGATCAAAATCGCAATTGTTTTGAATCCAATATGCTACCTTTATGTTTGGAACTCCATTTATTTCAAAGTCAACTGCCTGTCCTTTTGCGTGTTGCGATGTTTTTTTTGACCCTATAGCTTCACAAAGAGCTTCTGATCTATATCCTGATGTTATGGTTACTGCCTTATCAAATTTTGCCCTTACTTTTTCTAATACAAGATAACAAAGATTTTCTAAGTTTTTTATATCTCCTGATCCAGGAGTATTATCAATACCCTTACGAGTTGCAGTCATTGATTTTGTAAATTCCTCTAATTTAAAGTGTTTTGAAAGTTGCATTATAGCCCCCTATAATAATATATTGTATATGATTGTTGACATTCCAAATATAAGCATTCCTGTTGAAGTCATAACTATTTTCTCTAGTCTGTCAATTTTTTTGTTAGTCATTTCCTGCATAATTCTACACAGCTTTTCGTGATCATCAATCCTTTGATGAGCAGTATATGCTACTGTTGTTGTAGTTTTTTTTCTTTTAATTCCTGTTTTTCTCATTTACCTTGACCTCTATATTTTTTCCACGTTCTTCTTTTACTTTTATTCATAGTCTTTTTACATTGTGGATTTCTACCTATACTTGTACCCTTATATTTCTTTTCATATGTAATTACTACCCCATAAGAACTTCTTTTTGACATTATGAGTACCTTTTACTTAAAATTACCTTAATCGCAAAAAAAACCATATCTCTGTCCGTTTAAACCCTATTTATTCTTATACTTTTTGTCCATTTCTTCATCTTCTAATTTTTTAATCTCTAATTCACAATAATGGATTATTTTCTCTAAATCTTCTATTTTATTTTTAAATAAATACCTACAAACGTACTTTACAACACAACCTTGAAAAAACGAAAGTTTGTTTTTAGATATAAACTCATAAGGTTGTATCTTAAAGTGTTTATAGTGACTGCCTCCAATTTGTCTTAATTGTGGCAAAACTTTTTCCCAAATAGATTCATCGGTCATTTTTTTCTTTTGCTTTAACTTTTAGTATAGGTTCTCTTTCATAATCTTTCAATCCTATATGTTTTAATTTAGCAGTAAGATCAGTCCATATTTCGCCACCAAGTTGTTTCCATAATGCACAAAAATAGTAGTCTTCACTTAAATATCTTTTTGTATTTTCCTCATCTTTTAAAATACCTTTGCCTTGAATACCACAATCAAAGAAAGCATATTCTTTATTACCTTTTACTGATTGTGTTTCATACTTTTCACCAATCTTAGCTACTATATCTGATTGATATTCTATTTCAGGATATTCTTTAATAAGTATTTCAAAAACGTGTCTTTCTATGCACATAAATCCTGTACCTGCATAATTTACATCTTTAAAACCTTTTTCATTATCTTTTAAATCACATTTACCTAATGGAAAATTAAAACAAAAACCTTTACTAGCATCACCCTCTTCTATTGGTTTTTCGTTTTTTAATGGATATGGAGCTGTAACTATTGGTTTATCAAATAGCAAAACTCTAATAAATTCTTGTGGGTGAAATGTAACATCAGCATCTACAAAAAATAGATGTGTATATTGTTTATCTTTTAAAAAAGCATCTACAAGTTTGTTTCTTGCTCTAGATATAAGACTATCTCTAAGCCATATCATTCCACAACCAATCCGTGCTTGCATTAACGTATCTCTGACTTGAATTATACTTGAAATTGTTTGTAGATGTATTTTTTGATCAAAACTAGGAATACAAATTAATACTGATTTTTGCATAATACGGCAGGAGAGTTGGTGGTATGTGGTAACCCTCCTACCAGTTTATCCTTTATCATTGTTTAAAGTAAGATGGAAGACCTAAATGCTTTCTTCTATCATATATATTTTTATCTGCGTTTTTTGAATTTTTATCATTATAATGTAAAAAGACCTGCGCACAGTCATTTCCTTGAAATTCTTCTCTCCAATGTTCTAATTCCATACCTCTATAAACGAGCATATCTCCAGGTTTTAAAACAATATTAATACCTTTATTATTACTAGATGTTGTTATTTTTTTATTATTAGGTATTCCTACATTTTTTTTAGGTTCTAAATATATAGGCCAAGGATCACCACCTAGATTTAAAGTAGTAGATATTTCACAACTAAATCTATCTTTATGTCTTTTTAATATATCACCAGTTTTATATATTCTTGCATATGAATAAGTAGGATTTAATTTAAGTCCTGTTTTCTTTTCCATTATTGGTAGGGTTCTTATAAGTAAAGTTTCCATAGCAACATCTGCATAATGAGAATAAGTATTTGGTACTTGTTGATCTGTCCACGTTCCCCACTCATCTGTAAATTGAGATATATATCTTTCATCAAATAATGTTCTAGCTACCTGTCTTTTCATTATGAAATAATTATAAACAAATGTAGCTATGTCTTTTGGAACAGCTTCTTTTATTACACAGTATTTATTTTTTTTAAAACTCATTTAATGCTCTTTTCTTTAGATATAGAAGTTTCTACTGCTTTTATATTCCAATGTATAAATCTAAATCTATCTAAACCATTATCAACAATATATTGATGTGGTAAGTATCCAGGAATTATAATCATAGTTCCAGGTTCTATTTTAAAATGTATTTGTTCACTTGCTAGTGTAATTTTACTAGCGTCTTTTTGTGGTAACTTTGTCATTCTAGCACCCATACGAGGATCGTGTATTACTGGTACAGATGTTTTTTCAGAACAATCTAAAAAATAAAAACCTGATACGTGTTGATTCCAATGAACGTGTGTATCGTGATGACCTCCACCTTTTCTACTAAACTCTTGAACCCAAAATTCTGTAAAGTGTAAGCTATGATTTCTTAAATCAAAACCTTGCCAATCTAAAAACTCAAAACTTCTAGCACCACAAAAATCTACAAACTCTTTTACTTTTGGATCATTAGAAAATGTTTCACTATGTTTTGATAAACCAAAATCTCCTAAACTTTTTTTCCATTTAGGTTCTTTCTTTAATGTTTCTTTTTGTAGTTTATCTGCTTTCTTAATATACTTATCTGTAATAGGCATAAGTTTTTTTATAAACATAGGTGCTTGTGCTACCCATATTGGAGTTTGAAAATAAAACTCACTTTTAAAATCAACGTGATTTTTTGGTTTGTTACTTCCACCTTGTTTTATATCATTCATATTATTTAAACGGATAGCCAAGATTCCAAATGACTAAACTGTTCCTTTCTCCTTTTGTTACTGGTTTAACTCTATGCCATACGAAACTAGGAAATATAACTAAAGAACCTTTAGGTAATATTTCTGTACACGTTCTCATATTTGGTTTTTTATCAGGGTCTTCATTTCTTAAATCAAATTCTAATTCACCACCCTCATATTCTTTAGGGTCTGTTAATGTTACTGTGACAGATAATTTTCTTATTTTACCTTTTGTTGGACCATCTTCCATATATGGTTTATCCCAACCATCACAATGCCAATCATAATATTGACCTTTCTTATAAATTGTAAATTGACAGGACTCAGAATGATCCCATTCAAAGTTCCAACCAGCATTTCTATTAGCTTCGT